TAACCTAATACGTCCCCTAATCCTGAACCTATTTGATATCCTGCTCCTGCTCCAACTGGGCCACCGAACCATGCACCTAATCCACCGCCGATAAGGCCTGATATGCCACCTTGTCTTCGCGCTTTTTCTCTTATAAGTGTATTTGGGGTAGCAACTTTTCCTAGGCCTGTTCCTACTTGTGACTGGCCTAACTGAGCTAATTGTAAACCGAATTGACGTTGTCGCTGGGCCAACCTATCGTTTAATCCTGCTCCTAATAGCGCTTGTCTTTCGGAGCTTTGCCTTCGTAAAGAAGTCTCTTGAGCTAATCCTGTAGAAGAACTTTGTAGGCCTCTCCTAGCAATTAATTCTCGAAGTCTTCTTCTAGCATCTAATTCAGCAGCATTTATTCCGGCCTGCTCACCTTGTATTTGTCGCCTGACTCCGCCACGAGTTGGTGCAGTTTTTCTAAATTCTGATAGGCCTTGTTGAAACGTTTTTGCGCCTGAAGTTCTTTGACTGGACTTAAATGCTTCAAATGCTTTTTGCTCTGGAGTTAATGGGATTGTTTGCAACATATTTGGATCACTTACTTTACCAAATAGCAAATCTTTAGTGCCACCTGTACCCAGTGCGCCCGATAGGCCACCAAGTTGTGAACCTGTACCCAGTGCGCCCGATAGGCCACCAAGTTGTGAACCTGAAACACCGCCGCCCATGCCACCGTCATCATCTCCGCCTGGTGTGTTTTTTGTTTTTTTACCCATTTATAGCTCCATTTTGAAAATAATTAATGATCCTTCAAACTCACTAACCTTGAATCCATAATGTAATATTGCAAGTATTGATGTTTCTACATATTTAGCATTTAAATCTACTTGACAATATATCTTTCCAATGTTTCGCCTTTTTGCAATTGCAATAACTCTATTTGCCATAGCAGTTGCACCCTTGTTTCGTCGGAATTCTTTCTCAACAAAAATATCTTCAATCCAACAACTATCATCAATAATCCGATAAGTAATAAATCCATATTTACTTTCTTCAACGCCGACGCCTTCACGTTCAACTATGTACTGTAAATATTTATCCATTACTTTCCTTTTCTTAGCATAATTATCACTCTTCTCAGGAGTGCTTTATTAACTTCTATATTATCCAAGTTTAATTGTTTTATTTGTTGCTTTGTTTGTTTGTATAAATTTTCTTCAGCAATATCATCGTCTATTAATGCAATAACCTCATCGTTTTTAGATTCCAAACATTGCACAATACCTAGTAATTTTTCTTTGATAACCTTCCTTGCAAAAATTTCAGTATTGGGGTTACTTTCAGTATATCCGCATAAATGCATAGATAACCTAACATCTTTCAACGATTTAATTCTTTCTTTAAGCGTTGCGGCTGATACTGTCCCTATAATCATTATACAAAACAATAACTTTTTCATGTTGTCCCCTATTCGGTATCTCGAAGTTTGGTTATTTTCATTGTGACATAAACTTCTGTTTCTGAGAAGTTAGTATTTAGGCCAAAGCCATTACTCGCTTGTGTTTGGCTACATCGATGCTGTAATTCAATTGTCATAGGTATATTAAGATCTATTTGGCCACCAATTATTGCTACGTTAGAAATGTTAGCGCCTGCTGAAAACCCTTGGCCTCTTAATAAAGACGTCGCCGTAGATATACTATATAATCGTAACCTATGCTCGGCCACGTCATATACCGTTGCTGAAGCTGATACCTGATAAGTCCCTTTCTCTATTGATATTTGATTGGCCAAAACACTTGCAAAACTGCAAGGAGACGATGTTAGTTCATTAACATTATTTTCATTCCATAAAGTAATAGGCCTAGTTTGATATGATCCTGATGTAAAAGTACCACTGTTCACGCTAGTCGCAGCAGTCTGATAAAAATAGCAAGTGCGTTCATCTCTATAAAGATCGGCACCCGTCCATTGCTTTAAAGAATATCTCTGGACTATACCTGTACTTGTATTATAGAAGCTTCCTAAAATCTTATCGTCACCATTAAATCCATCTGCTCCAGGAGCGGTTTTTGAAAACTTTGATAGTAATGTTGTCCCAGCAGGCGTGCTATCATCAGCATAAACATAAAATACTGTTCCAGTTGCCTCAACAGCACCTCCATTCTCACTGTAAGTTACTAACGTCGCAGTCGCCGTCTTAACAAAAACATCATTAAAAGCAAGTATACATTTGCCAACGGAGATAGTGTCATCATCTTGTCTGCTTATTTTGCACCCTTGATGAATTCCATTTAAAACCGAAGCAAAGTCAGTTGAATTCAAAGCATCAGACTCTAAAGTGCCAGCGGTTCCACACCCGAAATCCCATGCATTTTGATTTGAATAACTGGTATTTAAATCAGCATTATAAATTGTTGACGTGAGCACCGAGTTAGCTGCTGCATTTGTCCTACTGATTGATGTACAAGTTGCAGCATGTACTTTCATAAATGCAATTAATGTTACTGCTATTACAAGCAATCTAATCATAATATACCTCATTTATTCCGGTTCCCGTTTTTTGAGAATTGTATCTGTGCTGATACTAAGTTTATATTTGCATTTGCAGCAGTCTGATAAAATCCTATTAATATATTCTCGCCTGTTTTATTAATATCGGCCCTTGCGGTAATGATACTTTCGTCTCCTAAATCCCAACATCTAACCTTGAAACATCTAAAATAAAGCCTGTGCCAGGATCAGGGAATTCGTATGTATGCGTCGAGAAAGCAGACAAATCATAATCAATAAAGGCCTTAACAGTTAAATCATTCGCACTAGTAATGGCCCTTAATATTAATTCTCTATAGTTATAAGATGCATCTTGATCATTGCCTTGTACCCAATTAGTCAATGCAAAAGCAGCTATATTAACATCAACATTTGCAGCGCTAGTATCAGTTCGATCATTATCTACATAGTACCTAAACAGATATCCAGTATCATCGCCTAAGTAAATTGCCGGATCACCGTCATCGTCTTCGCCTAGCATCGCACTTTTACATGTAATCTTAAAAGTAAACGGCTTGAAACCGCCTACTGCATACTCATAAACATATGCCCTCGTACAGGCAGAGCTAGCACCTTCAAATGTCCATGTGATATATTGGTCAAGCGTTGGATAATATGCTGAAAAGAAATTCGTCCAATTACCTCTATTTAATTCGTGGACATAACCCGAACGTGTGAAGATATCATCAATCATGTTTCCTGCGAGACTGCGCTCAAGGCCCCGATCATCAACCACATATCTCCCATTAGTAATAACTTTCCATCCATTCTCACTTAAGAAATACACGTCCCCATTTTTAACAGTAATGGTATCGTGAGAAACACAACCGACACTTGTTGAAATAGTAACAAAACGGCCAAGATCATCTCTTTCAGAATAAATATGAGTTGATTTCGTCTTAAATATAACTAGATATGGATCTAATATACTATCATTGAAAAAGCCCGTGGCAATACCAGTAATATCTCCATCTCCACTTACATTAAGAACTGTTTGAGTTGACGTATCATCGAAAGCATCTGGTAAATCAGTTTCAGAAAAATAAACATCGTTTTTATAGGTACCATTTCCACAATAAACCAACCTCCTGTTAAATTCAGTCAAGTACTTACCACCTCCACTAATCGGCGCCGCTTGTGTAGCTGGCGGAGTTTGTGCACTAGATGGATCATCAGTTATCTTGTATGATGCTGTACCTAATGCAATCTCTACTACAAATAAATAACTCCCACTATCGATGCTGGCATAAACTCTAACCTTATCTATGTTTCCATTGCTTGCACTTGTAGGGATACCCGTAACATCAATAGCGTCGTCGCCGCCATCTGCTGTAAACGCCGTTGTGGCCGTTCCTGCGTTAGTTTCAAATCCATTTGTGCTATCATAAAAAGTTAATTTTACTCTCCAGTCTCCATTCTCAATTGTACCACCGCCGTCATCTTGAGCGGCACTATAACCAGTTGGAGCAGCTTGGCCAAGCTGGGTAAACGTAGTTCCATTATATTGAAATAGGCCATCTGTTCCCGTTGCAATAACATGTCGATTATTTAAAGTAATGCCCCTATGCTTAGTAGTGGCCGTTAACCCCGACTTGATAGATGAATTTGCACCTGTTTCTGCGACTGAATAAATAATCCCTGCTACTTTTGCAAGGAAATATCGATTGCTTGAAGTATCCTTAAAAAAGCTTTGTGATAAAATAGGGCCGCCTAAAGATACACTATTGTAACGCCTGAATCCGTGACGTGTTTCTAATCGGCCTTGATTACTAATAACATTAGCTGAATCTCTTAATCTATTACTTGTTTCGTTTAACTTATATGAAACAGGAATATTAAAATCTTTTAAGGTTAATACATTTCTTCTAGTTAACGGCATCCTTACCTCTATATTTCAAATCCATCACTATCACCGGTTACATCTCTAACTCTTTGAGGTGTCGTAATAGGAGATGAGCTTCTTGATATTGCTACTTTTAATAGCTCTTCATAATTATTTAATTTTCCTTGTTGGCCATCCCTATCTCTATACTCATACCCTCTAGCCATGACACCGGCCCTTAATACTGATTTTAACCATGGTGGTATCAGTGGTTGCGACGATGTATTTGCGTATAATCGTGGTGGTATTATGTAGTAATAAAACTCAATAGTTGTGGCGCTTGAGGGAGTCGGATAAACAGTTATACTATCTTCACTAAACCATGACCAGAATGATGCTGTTCCAGAGCTCCATGTTCCTTGAAATAACAACCTTAATTGGTCTAACGGTTTATATACTAATTGAGATGAATTCTCATCATACGGGCTTCCATCAAGTTTTTTTATTAATGAATAATCCGGTGGTTCAGCTACGTTTGCGGCCGGAGCAGTTGTAATAGAAGCGGTAGTTGTAGTGTTATCGCTAATTACGCCGGCATAATAATATACTCCACTATCGGTAGATAAATATAATCTTCTGGAAGTAACCAAGGCCTCACTTGATACTGGTACACCTGTTAAGCTTACTGTTTTATTTACAGAAGTTGCCGTGACTGATCCACTTGCAGTACCTGCTATTGATTCATATCCTGATGCGCTCTCATAATAGGTTACAATGGCCGTATAGCTTGAACCGTCAGTTAAACTACCACCGGCCGCAATTGCAGCAGTAGGGGCAGTTGGAGCAGCAGGGTAAAGAGCATGATTTTCAGTTGAAGCAGCTAATATCTTACTGCCTTGTCGTCTCAAAAATGGCCAATCATGTCTGGCGCAAATATCTACTTGAATTTCATTCATCCAATTGAGAACGTAACCTTTAAAGGCAGTACCAGTATCACCTAATAAGTTAGAGAACTCAGTCTGGAGAACAGATGCATTCCAACCTCTTGACATGGAGCGTCCCCTTTAATTAGTTACCTATTACGTACAATGTTCCAGTATCGTCTTGAGTAACACCGTCAACATAGACTGTACCATTAGCACCAGTGGTGCCAGCATCACTATAGTTTAGATAAACTATGCCATGATCATCAGACTTACCCGGTTGATAGCTAGCAAACAAAATATTATATAGGCCGGTATTAATTGATACACCTGTTACATTAGTAAATGTCAAACTATAAATTGCATGAACTTTACTTCCAATGGGTTCCATAAGTGATCGAGAAATTGTTGGGACTGCTGCCATTTTTTACTCCTTTAAAAGAATTGCTTATATTAATAGAATAGCATGCGATTAATATTAATGCTATAGCTGAGATATGGTAAGGAAAATTTCCAAAAGAGTTAACTAGTCCGGAATATAATACCGTAGTAGCAACAATTGGAATATCTCCTTTTAATGTTAATCCAAATAAATAAATAAAAATAAATATCCCGGTTATACCCAAAGCAACGTAAACCTCTAAATATTCATTGTGGATTTGTGTGAACCTAAACTTGTTAAGGCCTACATAACCATTTTCTTTATGAAACTTTGAGGCGAAATATCCAAGGCCCTTACCTTTCAATAAAGTATTAGTCGTATCCCATTTAAGAACTTTTGACCAAACGGCCTTACGATTATTATTTCCCAGATAACCGCCATCGTCGGTTAATCTTGAAACAAATAATCCTAAAGTTATTAGTGCTAGCGCAGCGCTCAGTAAAATAAAGTGCTTCTTCTTCAGATGCTTTAATGAAAAAAAGAAATAAAAAGTAGATGCATATGTTGCCATTGCCATGGCGCTACCCGTCGTATACACAACATAACCATTAAGTGGCAAAAACACCCACCATTTTCGTCGGAATAAAGCACCTGAGCATATGCCTATCAATGCCCCTGATAAGGTTTGTTGCGCTAATGATCCTGATATCCTTAGAACTTTATCATTACTAAGAATCCATTTGCCTGCAACTAATGACATTTTCTTATAATTAATTCCTTCCAATTTCATTACCCATTCATATGGATCATATCCACAAAATTGAATTATAAACCATAACGATTGGATGATACCAGTAATTGCAATCGCATTTATAATGAAGTCACTATTCCTTTTAGAAATATGTGAAGTAATATGAATAATTGCGACAAGGCCTGCATTGAAAAAAATGAATTGTAAAAACGGAGAATAATCATCAAGGTTTTTGATTGTAAAAAAACTAAGAATCATTAAAAGCACAATCGGGATAACAATTCTTTTATCAACTGGTTTTATGCCAAATAGGCCTACACCTACCAAGCAACAAAACAAAAATAAAACATCTTTTGATAAACGTAGGTTAGACATTGCGGGGCAAATGTAAAGAGGGAGGAGCACAATTACTCCCCCCCAAAAACAACAAAAGAGTTTGTCTACATAAGATTTATGAAGCACTCAACGTCTCCTGTAGCTACAGAATCATCTAAGATCGTACATGCAGGCTTTTGCCAAGCAGATTGCAAAGTATTAAGTATCTTCTCTACAAAGCCAGCGGTAGAGGAAATAAATAAACTATCGCCTGCTGTGGCACCATAAGCATCCGCTGCTCCATGGCCCTTGTTATCATAATTTACAGCAGAGTGACGGCCGTAAACTTGACAAATTCCCATAGCTCCAACTGCAATAGATCCATCAGCAACGATACATGCTGGGTTTACACCATCAGTTGAACCATAGGTCACAGATACGCCATCAAGATCAGCATAATCCCAAATAACAGCGTCGCCATTAACAATAGCTGTGGCGTTGCCATTCTCAACTCTAATAAAAACTCCATCATAAAATGATACAGACCCAGCAGCGTCTACAGCATTTGAATAAGGAGCAGAAATAACAGCATTTACATTAAATGCTATTAACGTAAAAAGTAATCCTAGTAATAATTTCATATTGCCTCCTTATTATTAACTAGCAACATCGATATCGCCTAAAACGCCATTATATCGACGTCCCATGCAAACCAAATTTCCCATCCAAAAAATTCTGGAAAGTAAACTATTAGAAGTTTCTAGTCTTTCTAAAGTTTCTTTCCTTAGGTTCTCATCCTTGTGAACACAAAGCTTCACATAATTTTCATTAATAAAATATATTGTATTAACGTCCTGGTGCGAATCTACTCGTTTGTTACCGTATAGGCTTTTTATCCTATACTTCTTACAGTTTCCTGTAAGCCCAGCATACCTATTCACCTGTTCTAGGTGTCGATGGCTCGTGGAAGGATTGTATTCTATTTTTATAGTTTCACCTTCTATGCGTTGCGCGTGTGAAAAGATTTTAATCTTAGCACTTCCGCTCGGATTCCCATGCTTTGTTTTAAGTTTAGGGTTCCCGTTTTTCCATCGATTCATCTTAATCCTCCCGAATTAAGCGGCCAAAAGATCAGAGGAATACTTTGTATCTATCTCTTGATCTCTTTTCAACATTGGAGAACCATTGAACGTTATTACATTTTCAAATCCTAGGTCAGACATTTCTTTACTCATTAGTCTTTGATGTGGTTGGAATAAGCTCCAAGCTTGATCGTAAACTTTTTGAGTCATGGTCAATAATGTAGGACTGTCATTTCCAGTGCCCACAGTACATTCACCATATGTATCTTGCATCATACCAAACGTTAGCGCTCGGTCGGTGCCAGAATTAGAATTGTCAATCGCTACCCATGAGGCCATATCAGACACAGCGATTCCACCGTAGGTAGAAGATGCGCTTAACATTGCTCTAAGGCCTGTAATTTGCTTAGTGGTAAGGCCACCAGTTGCGGCCGTGCCATCACTAAATAGGCCAGTTGCCAATCTGTCTTTAATTCCATGCTCGGCTATCATAGCTTTTGAAGCAATCAAAGATAAAACAGCAGCGTCGCCTCGATTCTGCAAAAGCTCTTTTCGGCTTACGCGAATCGATTCATAACATTGTTTCCAACTAAATTCTGCTGCAGTCATGTTGTCAGTTCTTGACGTGTCTAATGCATCAAGATCTTCATACCATCCACCTGCAGTAGATGAACTATTAATAACAGGCGCAAGTATTTTTACGCCACCGTCTTTAAGCATGATTTTCTCTGGACGAGTGAATCGTGCTAGAAGTGCATTTGTTCCATAAACATTATCAACAAGTTTCTTCAAAATGTGATTATGAGTAATGGCCGTGATTTGAGTATATGTTAATGCCATATTTTACTCCTTTAAGAGTCAATTAATAATACCTCCTTGTATAATTAAGGAGGGCCTAAATGCCTATTTCATCGAAGGCAAATTTCTGGGCCATCTCAAGATAACCCATGTCTTTTAGATTGGGAGATTCTTTTGTTGCTCCTTTTCCTGCTTGCATATTCCCTACAGTAGCGATCTTTTTAGACTTCGCTGCTTGTTTTTGAATCTGAGTTAATTTACCCTTGGATTCGTAGAGTTTTTGCATATCAGGGCCATGAACTGCATAGAACGCTTTCTCTACCGTTTCGGCGCCACGTTGCCATGCCAATTGAACTTTATTCCAATCCGGTGTTAATCCTAACTTGGTAATCACAGGTGCCATACGAGTTTGAACGTCACTAAATTCCTTTTCAAAAGATTGTACAGTTACTTGATCTTCTTGCTTGATAGCATGTCCTTTAATCTCGTCTAACTCTTTACGCATCTTTTCTAACTGATTGTTCACAAGTGGATTATTGAATTGTTGATTTGCTTTACTAAAATGATTTTGTATATCTGTATATAATTCAGGTTCCTCTGCTTTAATGCTATCTAATGTATAATCCCAAACTTGTTTCAACCTCATGGTCTCATCATGTTCGGTAGCACTCTCCGTTTGTAATTTACTTAGATTTTCTAGTTCTTTCGTTTTGTCTTCTACTACTTTATCAAACGCTGCTTTCTCTTCAGATAATTGTTGAGTTTTTTGAGTATAGTCGTATCCTTTTTGGGCCATCTCTTTAGCTTCTTTAGCTTCAAGAACTTTAGTTTCCCCGTTGTGGGTAATAGTAATAGATTCATTGTTATTATCTTCGGTTACATCACTCTCCGATTGTTCAGAGGCCTCTTCACCGTCAGGAGTTTCCATCTCTTTTAAGATTTCTTCAGGAGTTAGCGTTGCGTCCGGGCTTTCGGCCATACTTCGCTCACTGCCAACTTTAGCAGTAGGAGAGTCAGGTGTGCTCTCTTCATTAAAGCCTGAAACTTCATCGATTACTTCTTGAGTAACCCCTAAAGTTTCTAGGAAGCTAGCATCTTGTTCGGAGAAATTAATTGGATCTAATGATCCTGGATTAGCTGATTCACTAACAGATTCATTTGGTACGCTTTCAGCAGCGGCTTCATTTTCTAACATATTTAATCCTTTATTTTTGAGTTGGTCACATCAGTGTGACTCTCTTGATTAATGACTTTATACTACTGGAGCTTGTTGTGGTTGGGCACCTAACAGCTCCTCTAGTTGAGCGCGTAACTCCTCATTCTCTACTTGTAAATTCTCAAGATCGCTTGCTTGAGCTTCACTCTCTTCTAGCTTTTGCAACATATGCCCTTTCTTTGGCAAATCAGTTGATTCTAAAAATGTCTTTAAATCTATTGCCCCGGCCTGTAACAATTCTTTCATCAATGTAAAGATTGACTCTTTATCAACGCCGGAGGTTGATCCTGGTAC